TTGGCCATTTCCAGCAACTGTTTAACGTCGTCGCGCAGCGCGTGTACTTCTTTCTGCAATGCTTCGACCTGTGCTTCCAGTTTGCCGAACTCTCTCGGGTCAATCTCAGACATTTTCCATCTTCCTCGGGCGGCCTGGTCGCCGTAATACTTCGGGCGGCGTCATAACCAAGCGATGAGTTTCGTCCTCCACTGGCGCTTCGTCGTCTATGCGGACGTAGCCCATGTGGCCTTTCATACTGTCAATGTCGTGCTGGAGCGTAAACGTAACAGTTTGCCCGCTAGTTAGACAGCGGAATGTTGCGGCCATGTTGCCTCCAGAAGTGAGATCGGGGGCCGAAGCCCCCGGGTATTACGCGATTGAACGAACGACGACCAAGCGCAGTGTTGCTGACGCCAAGTTGACTTCAGCACCTGTCTCGTTTTGGAAACGGATGCTAACAGTGTTCGCTGCGCTGACATAGGCGGTCACAATCAGACCGGCTACATCAACTGCCAACGAAGCGCTCAAAACCATGTCGCCCAAGGCAACGCCTGGGACGGCCACAGTGTCCGTATCGCCCGCGCCGTCGGCCAGAGTATCGGCATCCAGCGTGGCACGAACAAGCCAAGTGTTGGAATACAGACCGCGAAACTGGTCAGTACCAGCGCGGACTGTTACGGAAGTTGCGTTTGCCATGATGTTCTCCTAAAAGGTTAAGCCCCGGCCCAAAGGCCGGGGTGCTCAATTAGGCCGGAACAGCCAGAGCGAATGCCGACGACGAGGTTGCTGCGCCAACGGTAGCCGCAGTACGCATAGCTTTAACGCCATACAGAGTGTCAGCAGTAAACAGAGTACCGAGGTATTCCTGCTTGTACTGAGTCTGTGAGCGAACAGCCATCTGCTCAACCAGCACCATCGAATCGCGGTGGCCCATCAGGCAGATACGGTCAGCGCCCGAGTTACCAGCGCCGAAGTCGGCGTTGGAGGTAACGAACACTGGGATACCGTACAGGTTGCCGATCTCACCGTTGCGGATGGCGTTGCCGTCACCGACGAAAGCTTGTTCGGTGTAGCGAGCCAGACCCATCAAGGTGTTACGCGACGATGGGGGGATGATAAAGAAACGGCCGTCCATCGGGGTGTCGTTGTCATCCAGACGCTGGATGGTGCGACGGATTGCAGCATCGGTCAGAGCTGCTGCGTTCGAGCTTGCGCTGTTGTACACGGTGGTGCCGTCCGAACCAACGTAGGCTTTGGTCGACGATGCCGAAGTGGCATAGTCGTCAGTACCAACAGTTGCGCCGTTGAAGGCACGGCCCAGTTGCACCAGGTCGGTGTCAACTTGGCGAGCCAGAGCGTAACCAGCATCAGAAGTGTAGAACTGACGCAGGCTGTTCAGTGCTTGAGCTTCGACGATGTCTTCGATCAGGCGGCTGTACTCATAGTGCTTGTTGATCGACACTTGGACTTCAGACTCAGTTGCAGCGATCAGCGTAACTGCGTTGGTAGCAGTTTTCGCCGATGCGGAGCCACGGGTCGGTGCCGGAATGTGGACGGTGTCACCCTTCTTGCCTTTGAAGTTCATCTTCATGACCAAGTTGGCCAGGACGAGGTTCTTCTTGTAGGCGGCAACAATTTCATCACTCCAAATCTCTGGAATGAATGTTGCTGCTGTAGTAGTAGTGACGCTATTGGTTGGGCTAAATGCGGTTGCCATGTCTAACTCCTTAAGGTCAAAAGTTTATTTGACCCGTCCCTCCGCGTAGGCCGCCATGATTTCTTCAGACAGCGCATCGTATCGGGCTGGGTCGGTCATTTTCAGCCGAATAAGGTCAGCACGTCGGTAAACTCGCTTCGAACTCTCCCCGGTTCCACCTGTATCGACTTGCACCGCTTTCATCGTCTGCTGGCGCGCGGCAGTTGCCTGCTGCTCGACCTGCTTCGTACGAATGTTGCGCAATTCTTTGTAGGTAGAGAACAATTCATTCGCCGAATCGAAATCAGCTTGAGCATCCGCCTTGGCATAGAGCCCAATGCGCACTGGAGACGACTTAACCCAGTTTGCAAAATCCTCGTTTTGGAGCAATTGCTCGTAATCGGGATGGACCTGCGCTAACTTCTGTCTTGCTTGCAACGTCTTGAACTGCGCGGTCGCCTCGCGGGCGGCCAGCACGTCAGGATGTGTTTCGATCGTCTTATGAATCGCCGTCTTCGGGTCTTCGAAGAAATCTACTTCCGGCTCTTCCTTTTCAACAGTTGTTTGCCGCGCGCCGAGATTCTGCTTAATTAGCTCGTCTGCCAGTTTCCGCACTTCCCCGACTTCTTGCGCTTGCCTTCCGATAACTTTTTCGGCCTCTTGATGCATCTTAACGATGTCTTCAAGCGACTTATTTCGATACCGATCCGGTAATTCCGGCTTAGACTCAGCTATTGCGTCGGGTAGTTTCGCTTCCTCTGCCTCCAACTCGCTAGGCATCTCGGGTTCTTTGTCAATCAACATGTTAGGTTTCCTTTTCCTGCCAGCTTTTGGTTCCCAGGATTAAACATGAACGGGGCCGCAAGGGTTTATCCGTTCGCTTTACGTTCCGATTCTAACTTTTCGCGGTGTTTTCGGTCAAACTGCTGATGCGCAGTGGGAAAATGACCTGACCACCCCTCAAGCTTGAAGTTCGGAACAGATATTGTGCGGCGGGCGGACTTGCCGCACTTACAACAAACGACTTGATCTTCAAAAGCAGCAAGTCGTTCAATTCTCGCTCCGCTTTCGCAGAGAAATTCATACATTCGGCGCATTCAAATCCTCATAAGCACGTTCGCTGACCGATTTCAGGTTTTTCAGCCACATTAGGATAGAAAGTTCACCTTTCTTAAATTGTAAATCTTTTTCGTTGTCGATTACAGAAATGTTTTGCAGCGAAGTTACTATTTCATCAATATCCTCTAGCAAATCTGCCCAACCTGGCGTTGCCATCATGGCAAACCGCTCTTCATAGTATTTTTGTAATTTCGGGTCCATTTACGGTTCCGTTGGCCAGGTTACGTCCCAAGGAAAGCTGGCCTGCGTCGGTACGTCACGTAGTGCCTGGCGGTAAGCCGCCCAGGCCGTCTGATCAACTGGCGCATCAGCTACCTGCGTCCAGTCTGAAGCGGTCAGCTTACGGTTACGTTCTGCCCGTACTGAATCAGCCTGACTAGCGTCTACCGCAGCAATAGCATCAGCGTCCATGTCCGCTACTGAGAACTTGGTAAACCATTGCCCGTTAATTTCCTCGACACCATCTCTAAAAGCCACCTGATAGCGCGTTGGTTGAGCCTGTGGCCCGTTTAGTACCGGATCAGCACCGAAACTATTCAGTAGCTCTACCGTTAGCTGCGGAGGAAAACTTGTATCTGGATGCAATGACCTGAACTCTGATTCGGTCATCACTTGCCCTGTGTCTCTGATTCTTAGTTCCATGATTTCCTCTACGCAATAGCTAAGTAGATGTAGGTTGCTGCGTTGACATTGATGTTAGTCGCAGACAGTTGGTTGACGATGAATCCGCTGTTATCGGGGTCAACACTATCGTCTGTCGTGACTTCTGCTAGTCCGTTATTAAGCGATAAGCGAGGATCGTTGCCTGCAACAATGCCTCTAGCAGTATCCCAAACATACCAATCCCCTGTTGAGCTAGTACGCTTAATCAGGATGAATCTAGCCCCTGCTGTAAATCCGCAGTTAATTGTTTGGCTGCTTCCGTTACCTGTGTAACTTCCTACTTTGGAAACACCATTTACTGAAGCGAATAGATAAGTGACGTAAGTATCACCTGAGTTATTTACTCTGGAGCCATTCCCAAGGCTAAATACACTAGATGTCGGTGCTGTCGATGTCCAGAACGCTGAGTTATTGTCCTCTGCGGCTGTTGAATTTAGGTATAGATACTTTGTAGTTCCGGTAAATGCTGTATGCCAGACCACCCAATCTGAGTTAGTCGCAGAATTACGCTTCTTACGGATCATTAATTCTGGAACTACTGTCAAATTATGAGTAACAGTCTTAGCAACACCAGTTCCTGTATCGCACACAATATCAAAGAATCCGGGAGCGCGTTTAAAAAACCAATTAACTTGCGGCTGTCCAGCACCCCACCATGTTGTTGTTGGTCTTAAATCAGTTTGTGTTCTCTGTTCCCACGTGTAAGAAGTATTTTCATTTGCAGTAGTATGAGTAACTAAATATCGCCAACCATTCAATTTAGGTAAAACATAAATACCACCTCCCCTATTAGCGTTAAACCATAAATCACTTGCCTCTGGGTTAAAGACCACAGCATTGCTTGCATCAATTGCAGATGTATTTGCTGAATTGCCATATACACTCGTACCACTCGTCGGTGTTTTCATCGGGCCGCGACGGATGGCGATGTAGATGTAAGGCCCAGTAGATGCGGAATTAGTAACAAACCCAGTAGCGGTGACAACAAAATTATTTGTATAGTTTGTTTCTGCTGTAGTTGCGTTAGGAACTAGTACTTGATCGCTGCCGGATGCCGTCCAGCCTCGCATAGTGTCGTATAACCACCAGTTTTCTGCTGCATCCGTTCTTTTAATTAGAAGCCATTGCGGTTCGTAGCCAAGAGTGACTGTCTGAACCCCAGTAAAAGTACCACAGCTAATCACATTGTCCGTACCAGCAGGGCCAAAGCCACCTGCGTCGTGGGCGAATAGGTAAGCGACGTAGGTTCTTCCTGAAACATTAAAACTGTCAACTGGTATGGTTGTGCTTGTAGGGCCAGAACCCCATAATCCGCTAGAGTTGGCCTTTGCGTCTGTTAAGTTTAGCCTTAAAATGTCTCCAGAAGGGTCTGAAAATGTTCTATGCCAAACAATCCAATCATTTGTTATAGAAGTTGGTTTATAGACCATGCACCCGGGAGTAGCCCCAAGATTATGAGAAACATTTCTCGCGCCTGTGCCGTCTCCTGTCCAAGTCACCACATCAAAGAACTTAGCTTGCTTGCGAAATGTCCATGAGGTGTAGGTGGCAGCGTTAGTGTTTAGCTTTGCTAACGATCCGATACTAAAACCGTTGCTATTAAACGATGTAAGTCCAGTCGTTTGCGTAGTTTGAGCCGTACTTAGATTAGACCCTAAATCAAACGTAGCACCACGATTTGTATCGTAAAGTGCGTGATCTGTAGCACCTGAACGGCCTTTTAGCCATACCATGCCACCTTTGTTAGCCGTAGAGTCTGTAAAAGGCCCACCACCGTTTTGAGCAACAGCGTTGCCGTTTACTGTGATCGTATATGCGTTTGTTGAATAATCAAGTATCGTATTTGGCGTTTGGCAAGTAAGTAACGACGTGTTAGTTATCGCAGTAAGTGGCGCAGTAGGTGGGGTAAAGCCAGACGTATATAGAGCTGTTCCACTAAGAATTCTGGCGTTTGAAATAAACCCGTTTAGTTTATATCCGCTAAGAAGCGTATCTGATTGCCCACCAAGAGATGTATTTGCGCCTGTATATAAAGAAGGTACGGTAGTACTACTATCCGACAAAACACCATCTTTAAAAAGTCTATGCGTAGTTCCATCAAAAGTCCATGCAATATGATACCAAATACCAGTGCTAACAGAAGTTGTTAAGTAAACAGTACCGCCATTTACTCTTAAAACTAATGCGCCTGATTGAGAACCAAACAAAAACCGTCCAGCACCACCAGATGCGTACTGCGAAGTAAGCATCCCCATATCAGCAGAACTTCCTGTGCTATTCCAATATGCCCAACATTCAAAAGTAAAAGATGAAGAACTACTTAACAACGCAGATGGTGTTTGCAAATATCCAGTACCACCAAAGTAAACGCTACCGCCAGAATCATCCCCGATAGCAATGCCGTTAGGTATTGTCTGTACAGAACCATTGCCGGTATAGAGATACGTCGAGAATACGTCCTCGATGTAATTAGCAGCAGCAGCCGTTGCAGCACCATCGGTTTTACGAGCAGCAAACATTAGATACCCTTACGGAGTGTAGTTCTGAGCAACAGTTACGCCATACCAGTTAGTTCCGTCAGCAAAGAACGAGAACATATCCTGTCTACTTGCTGTGCTGGTAATCGTAGGCGCAGTTCCAGCAGGCCATTTAACCGTTGACCATGTAACAGTCCGGCTACCAGTTCCATCTTGTTTCAACATAAGCAGGAACGACTTACCTGATGTCGCTGTAGGCATCGTAATCGTCGCGTTACCAGTCAACGTAATAATCTGAACCGTACCGTTAGTCAAATCCAAAGTGATAGCCGTACTGCTATTCGCTGTAAACGGAGTCTCTACGTAGTTCGTAACCGTAGGATTAGTCAGCGTCTTATTCGTCAGCGTTTCAGTACCAGTCGGTGTAACGTAGTCCGTACCAGCTACAGCATTCGCCAAAGCGCCGCCGCTATTCGCTTTCAGAATTGCAGTGCCAGAAGGTGGGGCAAGATAATCAGTGCCCGCAGTGGCGTTTGCTAAAGCGCCGCCGCTGTTCGCCTTCAGAATTGCAGTGCCAGAAGGCGGGGCAAGATAATCAGTGCCCGCAGTTGCAGACCCGACGGAGCCACTGCCAGCACCTTTCAAAATGCCGGTAGCAGTAATCGCGTCTTGATAGTCCGTACCTGCAACCGCAGCAGAGAACGCGCTAGCGCCGTTGCCCTTAACAATGCCGGTCAAACTAGCAACGCCAGTACCACCATAAGGCACGGTGATCTCGGTACCCTTCCAAACACCGGTAGTTACTTCGCCGCTATCGTTTACAACAAACGATGAGTTCTGCACCAACTTACCGGTCGTACCATCGAACCTGGCCACCGCGTTGTCTGTCGAGCTTGCGGGGCCAACGACGTCGCCAGATCCACCGCCACCAGATGCTGCGATCGTAATAGACCCGGCGCCATTAGTAACAGTGATGCCTGTGCCTGCGGTGAGTGTGTTCTTCTCCCACAGGCTGGTCGTGGTGTTGTAGATCAGTACTTGGCCGTCCGATGGGTTTTGCGCTGAGACGTTATGCAGCTCGTCTAGCTCGTAACCGTTCTGGATGCGCACATACAGTTGACCGTTACCCGCATTAGCGCGCTCAACCGTACCGACGTACACCAAGTGATTCGGTGCATACGGCTTGGTCGCAGTAATCGAGCCTGCTGTTGCGCCAAGATAGATCGAATCACCGTCGGTGTACGCACTCATATCTAGGCCATCCAACACGCCCTGGCAGATAATCATGCCGGTGCCGCCCGCAGTGATGTTTTCTGCGGCTACACCAATCGTTTTTGCGGATGTCGCATCGCCCGTGTTGTACGCCAGTTTGACCGACAAGCGATTGCCAGTTGCGCCAAACGCATAAACCACTTGGCCTTTGTTAATGGTGCTGGCTTCTGCGTTAGTCGCTCTTGCGTATAGCGTCTGACCTACGTTAGTGGCCAGTGTCGACGTCAAGCCAACTGCTAGAGAGTTCTGCGCAGCGTCCCAATACATACGGCCAGCAGCATTCGTTACTGTTGGCGAGGTATTGAAGTCAACGTAGTTCGCAACACCTAATGACGACACGCCTGCCATGTCACCCGTATCAGATACAGTGATAGCGCTGTTTTGAATCAGTTTGCCTGTCGTGCTGTCAAACCGCGCGAGCGCGTTGTCAGTAGCAGACGCTGGGCCAACCACGTCGCCAGCGCCAGCAGGCGTACCCCATGAAGCTTCTGTACCGTCGGTCGTTAAAAACTTACCTGCATTGCCCGTCTGGTCGGGCAAGCTGCCGCCACCACCGCCACCACTAGCACCTTGGTTGATAATGACCTTCAAGCGGTCAGACAAATCCGGCGGCAGTATCTCGCCAGCATTAATCTGCCGGCCGTCGGACAGCTCGATCACCAGACTGTTGTCAAAGTCCATGTAGACGTTGACGACCGACACGCCATCCTTGCCGTCTAAGCCGTTGATGCCATCCGCACCATCACGACCTGGGCGACCAGGCGCGCCGTCTTTGCCATCACGGCCATCACGGCCTGGACGACCGTCTTGACCATCGCGGCCGTCTTGACCATCACGAATACTAGCGATACGACGGTCCAATGCCGCAGCAATGTCGTCATATCGGCCTTCGATAGACGACTTCATCTGCGTTAATGCCTGCAATACTGCTTGTACATTGTCACTCAAGCGCTTCTTTTGCAGCTCGCGCGCTTCGTAAACAGAGTTCTCTATGCTTTTGAACGACAAATTGTCGTCCTCTAAGTCAAAAACCTTTTCGATGTCCATTATTTCAGCCCTTCTTTAAGTTCTTCAAGGAACTGGTTCTCAAGACCAGCTATGCCATCGCGTGCCTTGGACATCTGTAGCTCTACGATCTTCGACTTGTTCTTGATGTCGGCTTCTTTGAGCATCAATTCTGCGATTTTGGCGCGTTTATCAAACTCTTTCGACGCTACGTCTGCTTGGTTAGGCAAATTTTGCGTTGTAGCGGCCATAATCTTCGCTTCGGCCTCTACCGGCTTCAATCTTGCCTCGATTAGCGTCTTCGTAGCCTCTGCACGGTTCTGTTCGGCCTGCGTTTGGTTGACCGCGATCTGCGCTTGCGCCGCCTGCACCGCCAACTGCTGCTGCATCTGCTGCATTTGCTGCTGTTCTGGGTTCGGTTGCGACATCTGATCGAGCGAAGCCATCAATTCCATGCGGTTTGACAGCGAGCTGTTGGCCACAATGCCCTTCAGAATGATCGGCAGCACCGGTGTATCTGGCCCCAGGGTCTGCAACAGCGCGATGAACTGCGCTTGCTCGTATTCACGCGCAATAATGCCCAGTGTTGCGGTTGGCACGAAGTTCAAATCAACCGATGGATAGCGCTCTGGGTCAAACTGCATGTACCTAAACGCTGCCTTCTTGATAAACGGGATCAAGAAGTCTTCTTGGAAGTTCACCAGCGTGCGCTTGTACTTCTTAATGATCGAGGCCACCGCCATCGACATGCCCGCACCGCCGCCATCACGCGCCACTTGGCTAACCATGCCTTGCGAGTCGAGCGTGCCAGTGGCTTGCAGCAGCATTGTCTCGAATTTTGCCGCCGTTGCGAGGTTGTCGTTGCTGGTCTGACCAAACTTGAACGGATACAGAATCTCGTTCGGGTTGCCGTTAGTCATCAACGCCTTGCCAGGACGCACTTCAAACTTCATCCCGCGCGGCAAGCGCGTCGCATCCATCGCCATCATCGGCGCGGAGGTCAACGCCAAGTTGTCTAGGTGCGACCGCACCTCGGCATCGATCGCTTTCTGCGAGTTGTACGCCTTCTCGACCGTGCCACGCCCTGGCAGGCGGTTTGGCACCGTGTCGTTCTGGTACGACAACATCGGGCGATCCTTCATCATGTAAGGATTCTCTTCTGCCTTTAGCAGTAGCCCGTCGTTGGCGATCACGACGATCGCCTCAACCATGTCTTGATAGTCTTCCGCCGCCGAGTCGTCGGGGAACAACTCGACCACCTCGTCCTCGGCGCCGCCAGTCAAGTACTCACGCGGCACCAGGCCGTAGTACGTCAGCAGTTTGACCTTCTCATCCTGGTACTGACTGATCTCTTGCGTGGGCTCTAACTGCGTCTCTTCGTAGGTCGGGGTGATGTTCACCTTCCGATACACGCCGCGCTCGATGTTACGCACCACCTTGTGGATCGACACGTACTTCTCGATCGCCACACCCATGCAGTCGTCGATACTTGTGCCGTTTGGATCCCACAAAAAGTTCTTCGGGTTGACCGGCACTAGCTTGACCGACACGCGGGGCTTCTCCATCACGCCGATCGCCGCTTGGCCCTGCTGCCCAGGAATCGGCTGCGTCGCGGGAATGTACTCCTTCTCCATCGACACCATAATCTCGCCAACGCCTGTGCCATAGATTTCAGCTAACAGTTCGATCTGCTCGATAGATTTTCGGATTTTGTCCTTCTTAAAATCCTCCATGAGCTGATTCTTGATCATCTCGACATCCATCGGGTTGCCGTCGACGTCTTGAACGTCGTCTTTGATGTCAAAAAACTCGCCGGAGCCAAAGATCGCTTCCATGATCTCGGCGTTGCGAGTTTCTACAGCTTGTTGGGTGGCGGGAGTGACGATGCGGCTACGCTCGGAGTCGCGTGTCTTGTCTTGAACGGCCCATTGCCCCCGGAAAATACGCTCGTATTCTTCCCATTCAGGCAAAAAGTTCGTGTTGCGGTAGTTGCGCCAGCGCTCGCAGTGGTCGGTGACGAACGCCACCAGCTCTTTATCAGCTTCGTCGGGCTGATCAAAGTCGTTCAAATCCATCTCACACTCCAGCGATCACGTCGATTGGTTCCCAATCATCATCCGCGTCGTCCGTAAAGTACGAGGTCACGGCCAACTGATCTATGTAGGACAATGCATCGGGCAAGTCATCATGTACGCCCTGCGCAGGAAACAGCAGCAGTTGGTCGAGGAATGTCTCCCAGTCGCCGTCTTCGTTTAGCACAATGCGTCCGTGCTCGAAACGTCCCTGGAGTCCCCAGATTATCCGGTCGGCTTTCTTTCGGTTGCCATGCGTAAGGTCAACTATGTGCGAATATACATTATTCTTCCGCATTAAGTCACTCAAATACGGCAAAACCGCGTTTTTTAACGCCCCCCGCTCGATGCCCACCGCCAGCGGCCGGTAGTCGCGCATCGCCATCAATATCTTCGCCGCCGTCTCGCGGATGTCCCAGCGCCCGTGCTGAATCTCCTTGACCCACCAGACGCCCTCTTCAGTCACCTTCACGATCGCGATCGCCGACTCATCCAGCCGTTTCTTGGAGTTCGCCGCCTGCTTGGCCACCTCCTCAAACCCGGCCAAGTCCACCGCCACGTAGTAACTGCCGTACTGCGGCTCTTCGTCGTACCGAATCCACTCCTCCTTGAAGACATCCGAGCCCGCGTTGTCGAAGCTGGCCATGTACTCTTGCTTAAATGCAAAGCTTGAAAGCGTCTTCTTCGCTGACTCAATCTCATCAGGATCAATCAGCGGGTTGTCCTTGGTGGTGAAGTGCCAACTACGCCAGTCGTTGTCCGACTGCGCCTGCCCCAACTTGTACAGGTCATGAAACCAATTGCGCCCCTTGGGCGTGCCGATGAACAGTCCGCGCCCCTTCTTGTCCGACAAGGACGCCCGGATGACCTGCTCCCACGCCTCAGGCTTAATATCCGCCACCTCATCCAACACCGCGTAGGTCAAGCTAACCCCGCGCAGCGTGTCCGGCCGGTCAGCGCCCCTGACATAAATGGTGGCGCCATTTATCAGCGTGATATCTTGATTGTTTATATGACTGCCGGCGATCACGTCCTTGCCCAGGTCGAGCAACACGTTCCAAATAATCTGCCGCGCCTGCCCGTTGGTGGGCGCTACGTACAGCACCGCCGACCCAGGCGGGCAACGCAGCCCCTCAATCAACAAGGTGGTTGCCGC